CACATGCCGCCGCCTATCCACAGGCCCACCAATCTGGTGAATGAGATATCCAGCGTATACACGCTGGACTCTGGATAGAGTGCTAGCTTGAACCACTCACTGGTGTCACGATGTACGCGACCATCACGATATCTAGTACCAAGAAGTTTGAACTCTGATGGATTCAAAGTTCGTTCACACTTCTCAGGTTTGATAATCATTCCAGTTGGCAAGCAATCTATTTTTGCAACTTCCAGATCGAACTGGTCGTTACCTCTGAACGCACTGTCGTCGCCCAGAACCCTCAGGTTTCGGATCTCTACTTCCTGGCAGTCTGCCAAATAATCGATGAGTATGTGGTTCACTACTGAGTCGATCATCTGCGTCCACCAAGATCCGGAAGGTACACCCCTGTATTTACGGAACATTCGTCCGTCAGGCATAAGAATGGGAGTGTTAATGAAATACCACACCATACCATCCCACACGTTTCGCCACTTCTGTGCATCAACCTTGTCAACAGGTTTTCCTTCGAAGGTCTCGAAGTTGATGTTCTGTCTAAGAATATCAAATGCAACACGAATAAGCCACGCGGGTACTTTTGTGTCAAAAGACGAAAAGTCGATGCCGTATAGTGTCTCCCCTTCCCTTAGTTTGCAGCACCATTCGGTATAAAGGCGCTGCGCACTTTTTCCATTAAGCATAGGTGAGTTGGGATCGTTCATAAAGTCACGATACATCAAAGGAGCGTAGAAACCTTCGATTGTCAACACCTCTGCTGGAAAGACCCAAACCAGGCGCGTTTTCGGCTCGTCAATCTCTGACATGCCGCCACGCTGGCCTGCAAGACACGGAGGGAACCGCATCTTCGATGGGTTGAAACTGGATCTACCATTCTGTTTCATTCTGTGTCCTAACCATCGTGCTTCATGGTAGATCTCTTCCATGCAGTCACCTTTCTTGGCGCCCATGAAAGTTGACCCTGCAGACGTATCACGCCTGAGGAACTGACCCACCTCGTGCCAATCAAGCGGTTCACGCTTGTATGGTAACTTGAATGCCTTTTTCGCTTTGCCGATAGAACGGCGCATCGAGGCTTGTTGTGATGGTGAGAGACTGGAGAATGTGTTTTTCTCGCCTGCAAACTTCATCAATGAAGTG